GAGATCCGCCCGAGTACCTGCCAAAGCTCACGGTGTGCGTGGTCTCCGTTGCCAGCGATCTTGCGAACGCTAGGCCAACGCTACCGAGCGTGGCCGTGGAGATCTGTGTAACCGCCGTTCCAAGGTTCAGCGTCACGCTAAGAACGCCAGCGGTGGCAATGTCCGCAGTGATGCCCGATGCCGCAAACGACTGCGACAACGCACCCTTCTGCACTTGGCCGGTGATCGTGTAGTTGATGTCTGCCATACGAAAAACTCCTAGAAAGGTGGCGTGCCGAAGTAGGTGGCAAAAGCGACGGCAGGATTCACGCGGCGGGAAAAGATCCCTGGCGCACCGCTGCCGGTGAAGTCCGAGTTGAACCGGATGCTGCCATCGTCGTTAAGCGCCATCACAGAGGCTGAAGCAATCTTGTCTGTGCCGCCTTCCTCAAACACATAACAGCGTTTCTTGGAACTGCCGCTCACGTAGTTCCAACCGACGTTCGGCAGATACAACTGGTATCCGCTGGCCTTAAACGACAGCTCCGCCGTGACTTGCCAGAAGTTCACCTCTATGCCGTTAACCACCTCGACGGCTGGCTGGCCGCTGATGCCGTGGCACATCCACTGATGAGCCGCAGCACCCAGAAAGGAATCGGAGTTCAGCGCACCCGTCACGGCCACAGCGTTTGCGATTGGGAAGTTTGCACGGTTCCCGGCGATCGACAGTTTCAGTTCACCTTCAATCGACTGTGCACCTTCGATGATGTCGCCAGCCGAGTTGATGAGCGGCTTGATGTCGTTGTTGCCGCTGCCGTTGTAATAGCGGAAGCATGGCACAGAGATCCCGCTAGTTGAGAACGACCAAATATCGGCACGGGCCAGCGGGCTTGATTGGAAACTCGGCGTGCCTTCCTGCGGCGACTCGAAACTGTACGTGACTTCCGCGTGAAACGAATCGGTTTCGCTCACGGCCACGTTCAGGCAGAGCAGGTAGGAAAACTCTGGGTGTGAAGCACCGTGGAAGATGCCAACCGTGTTGATGATGTCCTGCGTGTTAGTCGCACCGTCCAGCGTACAGACGTACTTGATCTCGGCAGTTGGTGCTTCGCCAAACTTGTGCGACAGCGTGCGCGGCAGAACTTCGCGGTAGGAGAGAACAGCCATTAGGCACCAAGGATTTCTACGGGGTTCGCACCAGTGGCCTTGATCGCCTGCTTGATCTCTTCGAGTTTCGCCAACTGGGCACGCCGCTGTTCGAGTGCGGGATCTTGGCGGCCGGTTGCCAACGCCAGAAACTGCGAAGCACCTTCCTGGGTGCGGATGTCGTTCACCTGCAATGCCTGCTGCGAAGGCCGCGCCAGTTCGGCGGCGATCTCCTTACGGATACTGATGCCCTCGGCAGCAAGGTTCTGGAGTGCAGTGCGTGCTTCGCCGCCGTTCACCAGCCCCTTATCGAACGCTTGGCGAACCTTGATGAATTGATCCTTCACAGTCTCGACGGGCTTCAGCAGGGCTTTGTCGAGCCCCAGCGATGACAGTTCACGGTCCCGTGCCTGCTGCCTGGCAGCGTCAGTCGCAGCCGCCGCCGTCTCTTGAGTAAGCCGCAGCCGCTCCTGTGCCTGCTGGATCGCCACGGCATCGCCAGCCTTGCGGGCGTCAGCCAGGTTCTTCTCCGAGTCGCCGATCGTCTTGTTGATCGCCAAGAGATCCTGCGAAAGCGTCAGGCGTGATTTCTCGGATTCCGGTACGCCAGACTGCACAAGTTCCTGAACACGCTTGCGGGCCTCTTCTGTCGCCTTGGCAGATGCGTCAGCTACCCGCTTGGTGGCATCCTCTTCAGCCTTGCGGGCGTCGGTGATCTTGTTGACTTCACGGACAACATTCTGGGCAGCTTCTGCAATCGCTTCTTGGCTGAAGCCAGCCCCCTTAAACTCGTCCGTAAGACTACCGACGCGGGCCTTTAGCACTTCAAAAGCATCTGCAACTTCTCTCGGCACTGCACCAAGTTTGCCAGCCTCTTGAGCAATCTTTTTGAATCCGCTGGTGGCTTCCTCAATGGTGCCCTGGATCAGCGTTGCGTCGGTGATCTCTGCGGGCAGTTTGAATGCGGCTTCAGCCTCGATTGCAAAAGCCCTAGCGGCGTCTTTGGCTTTTGTGATTCTCTCTTCAACATTCTTCGCCGTTGCCTCATTCTTTGCGAAAGCGGCCGTGACTTCATTAGCGCCAGACGTTCCTGCCACTGCGTAACTTGCGAATGCACCTCCGACCGTACCCAGCACCACGACGATAGCGCCAATTCCAGTACGGGAAAGAAGGGCAGTAATTGCTGAAGTGAGCAAGGCAGTGGCGGCGGTGGCCCCAATGCAAGACACGCTGTAGGCTCCGAAACCGGCAGCGGCGGCAACCGCACCTACGGCTGCGCCGGTCATGTTGCTGGCGATAAGGCCAAGCGTGTTGGCAATCACCGGGAAGATCGTAGATGCCAGCGGGGCAGTGGCCTTAAACAGAATTAGAAACGCATCGGCGGCAGCCCTGGCAACTGCCACAACGCCACCGATCGCAGCCTGTGCGGACTTTGCCACCTCCTGAACGTCGAGTGCTGCAATGAACGTGGCTGCGCTTTCAGCGGCAGCAATCAGCGACGGTGCCAGCTCTGCCGTCACGCGAGCCTGAAACGCCTTGAACGTGGCAGAGACTTTTCCTATGGAGTCGTCCAGCGTTGCCAGCCCTTGCACCTGGTCCTTGCTCAACACCAACCCCAGCCGCTCCGCTTCGGCACGCATCTCTGAGAGATAGCCAGCACCTTCCGCAAACACCGGCACCAGTTCCGCACCGCTCTTGCCGAACAGGCTGACGGCCGCCGCCGCTTGCTGTGCCGGGCCGGGCAGCTGGGAGATCGCCGCCGCGACAGCCTCGAAGGCAGCCTCTGGCGACAGCCGGGAAAGTTCCTGCACAGACAGCCCGAGATCCGCGAATGACTTGATGGCACCCTTGTTGCCGGTCTGGGCTTCGCCCAAGTTGATGCCGAGCTTCTGGACACCCTTGCCGAACGTCTCGACGCTCACGCCAGACTGTTCGGCTGCGAACTGGTACGCCTGAAGCGTCTGCGTGGAAACGCCTGTCCGCTTGCTGAGATCGTCCACCGATGCCACAGCAGAGGCAGAGCCAGCCACGAAGGAGTTGAACGCACCGGCGACGGTCTGCACGCTCGACAGGAACACACGCGAAAGTTCGATCGTCTTAAGCGTCGAAACGTCGGCCTGAGTTTTCTTGGCGGCATACCCGAGTTTCTGGAGTTCAACGACACCGGCATTGATGCCCGAGGACATGCCTTGAGCATTTGCCGACAGCGTAAATCCTAGACCGATGCTTGCCATGCCTAGCCTTCCAAGTCCTTCTTCATCTGCTCAAGCACCGAGTGAATCTGCGTCCAGTGCTTCGGTGCCTTGTCTTCGATCGGTATGAAATCGCCAGCGGTCGGAGTCTTACCCTTCGGGCAGTAAGGGGCCAGCATCGCACTGGCAAGCATCCCGGTCTGCGTCCATGAATCTTCGAGCGGGCTGAACCACCTGGAGTACGCGATCCATCGACTGAACTCCCGTGAATCCATTGCGTCGATTTGTTCCAACGTCATCCGAAGGTGGCCCGCCAGACGCATTTTGAAATGCAACGTCGGACGGGCGTTTATTCCCCCGCTAGTCTCTTGATCTCCTCCTCAGTCAGTGCGTTGTGCTTCATGGCCGCTTGCCACAGTTTGTGCATCTGGTCGCTGCTGCGAACCTTCAAGGCTTCGACACCTTCTTCGCCGGGGAAGATTAGGTTGCCCTTCTCGTCACAGAGCGTCCGCGACAGCAACTCAGAGCGAAAGTCGGGAATAGCCTTGCCGCCCGCCTCGACTAGCTTCATCTCGTAGGAATCACGTTCGCCCACGCTCATCAGCCGCAAGCAGCATTCGCCGCCGAAGGCTTGCACCTTGATGATCTTGGCGTCGTCTGCTGCGTCGATTTGTTCTCTTGTCAGTGACATGGGTTGCCTTATTGGATGATCTGGAACTCGACGGTGTAGCGCGTCACTCCGTTGAGTTCAGCCGCCGCACTCACAGACGTGCAGCATGCCGTACACGTCAAGTTCATGCCGCCACCCGCAATCGTCAGCGTGCCGCGAGTTCCATAGGGGGCGGTGCTTGCGACGCCAATCGTCTGAACGCTGACAGAGCCAGCATCGTCAGTCCAGACAACGCTGCGGCCTTTGGGCAATCCGCCGCCCCACGTCCACGACAGGCCAACCACTTCGGTGGCAGCCGCGCCGTTGAACGTGACCGTGATGCCTGTGCTGTAACTTGCCACGGGAAAACCTCCCGTGAACTAGCGGGCAACGCGGAAGGTAGCACTGCCACGGATGACATCGTTCACAGCAAGCGTCACCGAGCAACTCGCAACGGTGGCAGCCTTGGACAGCGACAGGCCGCCCGTGATCGCCAGCGTGCCGGTGGCACCGTCGTCTATCCCGCCAGTGCCAACAAAGTCGATCGAAACTTCCCGCCCCGTGTCGGTTGCAGACCCAGCCAGCGGACGGTTCTGCGTCAAGACAGCAGCGCCGGTCGTCAAACCGAGATGGCTAATGTCGATAGTGTCGGCGGCATTCACGTCGTTCTTGTTGTAAGTCAGATTGGTGACGGTGCCGGTGAAGCCCGGAAAAGTTACCGTCGTGCCGCTGCTGTCATGGGGCGTCGATGCCATTGCTTATGTCTCCTGCCACCAACAATCGAACGATAGTTTGACGCTATAGACCGGCGGCATTTCAGCACCCGCCAGCTGTACGAAGTCGTCCTGCTCGTTTTCGAGCGAGACCTGCTTCACCTCTGCATTGTCGAACGTGCCCCCGTACCCATCCAGACGCTGACGCACTTTGTCGGCCAAGTCTCTGGCACCTTCGTAGGTAGCGGCGTACACGTCGAAATCCACGCTCACCTGCGGAACACCCATCGGGCCGCTAAGCGTCTGCTGCCTGCGGATGCCGCTGCGCCGGTAGGTAATGAACGGCAGGGCCGCCGACTGCGGGGCAAGCAGCGGGAAGATCCTGGCAGAGACAAGGGACGAAACAGCCGTGGTTGTGACTAGGGCGTTTCGCATGACGGCTTCGGGGGATTTCATTTTCCATCCGCCTTGTTGCGGCGCTCCTGGGCACGTAGGGCATTCGTCAACGCCTTCCGCATTTCCACGTCAAGGATGCTTTTCATCGCAGGCAGCGACTGCCGGAAAGCCTTCTCCAGCGGACGAAGTGCAGGCATGGGGGCCACCGATCCCGTGGCGATGAAGTCGATGGGGTACTTGCCCTGCCACGAGCCTTTGCCACGTCGAGCGTTCCACGAAGACAGCACCTCGCGCGGGTTGTTCTCCGGCCGCTGTTTCACCCTGTCCCTTTGCGTAATGATCCGCCCGTCGAGAATTACCCGGCGGCGTTTCAATACCTTGCTCTTGCCGGGGCTGCGCCGCCCCTTGGTGCCAAACTCCACCAGGTGGGAGTGGTACGCCCGGTTCGGCCCCTTCTGGACAGAACCGCCGAAGGCCGATTCAGCCATTCGCTGACTGCCGCCACCGACCGGCCTACGGAAGCCGATCACCACCACCGACACGGGCGTGTTGGTTTTGTTGTTGGTGTACTTCTTCGTGCGATCGGTCACGCTCGCCAGCAGGTTGCCCGTCACCTGCCCGATGCTTCGCACCTGTGCCAACAGGGCATCCTTGCCGGGCTTCGATGCCTTCTTCAAGGCACGGGCTTGGTAGCGGTTGCTGATGTCCTTATCGAGCTTCTTTAGTTCGGCAATCACGTCATCCAGCGGCGCAAGGGAAAACAAAGACTTTGCAGCCTTGCCACGGCCAAGGGCCAACTTGATCAGCGGCTCGCCGTTGAACATCGCCATTAGGGAATCTGCTCCTGGCAAATCGCTTCGTGTTCGCTGCGGTTGCCGTGCTCAAGCAGGCTCACGATGTCGAGCGTGCGGGACCGCCACGAGAACCGCATTTGCTGCGTCAGTCCCGGCAGGTAACGCAGGCGCACCTTGTGGCTGATCGTGGTTTCCTGCTGCCCGGCAGCCAAGGCTTCGCGGGCGCTCACTCCTTCGACGCTGGCCCACACGGCAGACGAGTCCGCCCACGTCAGCACCGTCTCGCCTAGCGTGTTGGTGGCACCGCTGGCGATCTGCACAGTGATACGCTCGCGGAGTTTGCCGGGGTCGATCATCGGTAGGAACCCCACCGCTGTGACGAGAGCAGGGATTCCAAGGCGAACTCAAGCGGCTTTGAGATAGAGCCCACGAGCACCGTGGAGCGGCTTTCGTACCAGTGGGCAATCAGCATCAGCATCGCGTGCCGGATCGCAGCTGGCACATCTGTCCCGCTGGCACCGTAGCCGCCCCACCAGGTCACGCTGATCGCGTTATCGTCTTGCAGGTGCGGCGGCCACGTCTGCCCGTACAGCGTCTTGACGCTGCCCGGTGTGGCGTTCCGATCCACCCGGTAGCTGGCCGTGCCGTAGGTGGCCGTTGTGCCATTCTCATAGGTAAACGTCAGGGCCAACGCCGTGGTCGTGCCAGCCGCTGCCATCGGCGGGCGTGGCAGTTCGATGTCCATAGTGCCGTCGGGCGGGAACGTGTCGAACCGCATGACCCACTGGGTGTGTACCAGCGTCCGGTCGAGGTACTGCTCGCACCACTCGCGGGCTGCCGTGATCAGCGACGACACGTAGGCATCATCCGTGCTGGTGTCGATCCGGCAATGTGCCTTCGCTTCGGCAAGCGTCACAGGCTCGACCACGGGGGCAGTCGCTCTAGCAAGGCTGCGGTACATCATTTCCTGCGTCTCCGCTTAGGCGTGGCGTCAGCCGTTTCCGTGGCAGGATCAAGTGCCGCAGTCTCTAGCAAATCCTGCTGCCGCTCTTCGACGGCGAACCGCTTTGCGACCAACTCCGCTGCCAGACCGCCGGGAATCTCTACCACCTGGCCGGTGCGGTAGGAACGGAAAGGCCGCAGTATTCGTAGTTTGGTCATTCGGGCACGCTCCATGCAGTGTCGGGCTTCTTCATGCTGTTGCAGTATTCGGTGGCGTGCTGGTACACGGGCTTGCCGAGATCCTTGCCGGGCCATGTGAAAACGTATTCGCCGTGGCCGATACACACGCGGGGCGTCACGTAGACGCGGTTGCCGCTTTCCCTCCAGTTGGCCCAGAATGCAATGTCGGAATCACGCCGTGGCCGCCAGTTGGGATCGTCTGGGTTCTTTGGCTTTTCGTCCCATGTGCCGTCGCTGTTGGGCATTTCCTGCATCCACGGCAGTTTGCAACGCTTGAGCGCCGCTGTGCTCAGGATCGTGCAGCCGAAATGAGCCGTGTCCACTTCCTGAACAGGCTCTGCGAACCACGAACTTGGCAGTGTCGTGTGGCCTTCCTTGGGCGGATTCTCCAGCGTTCCTTTTAAGGTCAGCATCGGTCGGCCGTCCTCCCGCTTTGTTTGCAGCGGGGCCAGAGCATCGCACTGGAACGTGAGCGCCATCGCAAATAATTCTTCAACATCGCGCCGACTGAATGCGGAGTCGTAATCTATTACGAGCAAGTACTCC